GATAGCTGACCAAAGAGCTGGAACATTATCAGTATCGCAAGGGGCAGCTGGGGCAGGAACTGTACCGGTATTTTTAGGTGAGGAAATCACAACTACTGCACAAGTAGTAAATGGTTTATCATTTGCATTTACACCAAATCCATCGTTAACTACAAATATTTCAACAACAATAACTGTTTATGGTAACGAAACTGGAGGTTCACAAACTATTCCTGTAACTGTAACATATAGAGCATAAAAGGAAAATAAGATATGGCAATTATAAACAACCCACAAATCGCATCCCAAATCGCAGCACTAGCAGCTGGAGGGCAAATCGATAGTAATGATATCGTAGCTCTTTTAAATTCAGCCCTACCGGCTGGACAACAACTACAAGCAGGTGCTGGAGTATCTACTGGAGTTTACAAAAGATTCGGTGAATTCGATAAAGTAAATGCAAAAGTAGAAATCGTAACAACTGGAATATGGAGTGGAGATGCTGGTTCCCTAACCGCAGCTTATACTTCATCAACGCAAGTAGCCCAAAGTGGTAATTACTATTATGATGTGTATAGTACTGACCCAAGAACGGATACTGCTGCTGAAGTTCAATTCGGTGTAGCTTATGGACATGTGAATGGTAGTGGTTCAGTATCACTTCAGAATGATGATAATGCATTACTTGCTTCTAAAGCAACTTACGCACAATATCGTTCTATTCTATTAGACCCAACTGATACACAATTCTCATTTGAAAATGGAAGTGGTATAGCTAATGATTCAAATTCAATCTACGCTATCACATTAAATAGAGCAAGATATAGAGAAAAGATGGATGCAGGAAACTGGTCAATGACCGTTTCTGGTTCAAATGGAGTTTTCACTTTCATTGATGATAGTGGTAAGAAATTTGGTGATACATTAGGTAAAGCTGGTAGAGTATTTAAAGTAGTAAGTGGTTCACTTAACTTAGGTACTGAAAACGAAGCTACAATCAATACAACAACATCTTCTACAAACGAAGGATTTGGATTGTTCTATCCTGATAGAGGTATTATTATATTAAACCCAACCGCAATTGGTACAACAATTGGTACTGTTAAACCTTGGGGAACAACGTCTGTTAATGTTAGTGGTTCTATATCAGTAGCAGCAGAACAACAAAATCACAAAAGATTAGTACAAGCAATTGCTAATGGTGCAGATTTTGAAGCTCGTAGAACTGAAAACGTTTCTACACAACATTTCTTTGTTAGAGCAACAAATAGAGAGTTCAACTATTCAAATAACCCAACGTACACAAATACTGATGGAACATTTGTAGAAACAACTTTCGAAACTGACCCACAAACATTCATAACAACAGTAGGATTATTAAACGATTCAAACGAATTAATCGCAGTAGCTAAAACATCTCAACCTATAAACAAATCATTTGATAAAGAGGTACTTATAAAAGTTAAATTATCATTCTAAAATTAGAAATTAATAAACCCTAAATTATAGAAACCCCCTGAATAAGGGGGTTTTTTGTTTATTAGATATTTATATGAAAGTATATTTCGAATGATAAAAGAAATTCCAAAATCGGATGTAATCGTTAGACCTTTCAAAGTTTACAAAGAGTGGACTTTGGATGAGACTGATATTACCCCATTGTATGGAACACTACAAAGTGATTTGTATGATTCTGAAACAGACGATACAAATTCCAATGGTATATCCAAACGAACTTTGTATGATTCAATATATGCACAATTCTATTTAAATCCAGCAACCGCATCGGTATTAACTGAAGTTGGTAATCGTGAATCATATGCATCCACTAATGAAAGAATTATGGGTAATGCTATTGGTGTAATATCAATACCACAGGAGTATTATGGTGAGGGTATAAAAATAGGAACAATGGAATTACAATATGGAGCGGTTAGTGTAACTGATGATGGTAATTCTAATTTGGTAGATAATTCTGGTAATATAAAAGGAAATGTATTTTACGATAGGGGATTAGTTGTAGTTACTAAAGATGTTGTTGATGAAACAACTCTTAGTAATTTTGAAATATCATATCGTTCTACAATGACAATTTATGAGAATGAAATATTCCTATCAGTTAATGAGAATGAATTTAACGTATCACAAAACCCAACTGCTGTTTATGAGCAAGGTGCAGAAAAAATTGATATTGTAACAAATAGAAGAGATAAAAAACTATCATCAAATCAGTTTACCACTGCATCATATTATAAACCTGGGTTTAAATTAATTCGTGATTCACAACATCCATACGTTTCTCAATTAGATGGGGTATCTATTGGAAGTTTTGATGATTATATCAATAGTGGTTCAGTTGACCCTACTGGTTCATACTTAGCACCATATATTACAACAATTGGATTATATGATGATGGACTTAATATGGTAGCAGTAGCTAAATTACCAAAACCAATAAAATCATTACCGGATTATCCTATTAATTTTATTGTACGTTTCGATACTTAAATAATATTTATAATAAACAAAAATTATGGCAACATTAGAAGAATTATTAGCAAAAACTCCACCCGCTGCATCTAAAGCAAATATTAAAGGTGGTGACAAAACTCCACTTGAAGCTGATGGCGGAAGAGATTTATCAAAAGATGAAAAAGCAATTGAAGCTGCTGGCGGAAGAAAATTAGGACAAGGTGCCTCTGGATTTGCTCCAGGTAAACCTTATTCTGATAAATTTAAAAAATAGTTTATGTCAAATTGGTTATGTGAAAATAAAGAGATTACCGAAGATGTAATCTCTGAAGAAGCTGTTGGGTTTATCTATATGATAACACACACCCCAAGCGGCAAATACTACATTGGAAAGAAATCACTTGAAAGTGTTCGTAATGTAAAAATCGGAGTAAGAGAACTTGCAAAAATTAAGGGGGAGCGTAAGGCAGCCGGAATGGGTGGTAGAGCTCCTCTTAAAAAGAAGGTTCGTAAAACATCCGATTGGGAAAAATACTACTCATCTAATGAGTGGATAAACGAACAAGTTAAAGAAGGAAAGCAAGATGAGTTCAAACGAGAAATCATCCAATTCTGCAATTCTAAAAAATCACTATCTTATTATGAGGTATATTGGATGTTCAAATACGATGTCCTTTCAGATGACAATTGCCTAAATGGCAATATTAGTGGAAAATTTTACCGAAAAGACTTGGTATAATGGAAAATTTTCACTATATTTGTACTTAAATCAATTTATAGTGGAAAATTTTATCAAAAATATTTGGTATACTGGGAAATTTTTCGTATATTTGAGTATAAACTATAAATTAAATAGAACATATTATGAACTTAACACAAGTAGCACAAAAATTCAATATTTCGGAAGCATTCTTAAATTCAAAGGATGATGCTCTAATTGTAGCAGCAACTTCAATCCAAGATATTGTTAGGGGAATGCAAGCACGTAATGGTGATACAAATGTAATCAAGCAATTAGAACTATTAGCTGAATTTTTAAGAGAAGTAAAGAATTCTGGTATTTAATTTGGATATATCAAATATTATTCGTATATTTGTATAAACCATAATTTAAATATATGCTCTCCGCTAGAAATAAATTAATTGTTATAAATGTATTAGATGGTGTTTTAGGCGTTGGTACTTCTTTGAAGGGCAACGAACAAACCCATCATTGTCCATTTTGTCATCACCACAAAAAGAAACTACAAGTCAATTTGGATACCCAATATTGGCATTGTTGGGTTTGTGATTCAAAAGGACGTAGTATCCAATCATTACTCCGCAAATTAAATGTGGATAGAAATGAGTTGGGTAAAATAATATCCATTTATGGTGATTACACACCAACTAGTTCGGATGAGAATGAGGAAGTAATTAAACTACAACTTCCAAAAGAATTCAAACCATTACACATCAAACCAAAATCAATCAACATCGCATACAACCAAGCGTTGGGATATCTACATCGTAGAGGAATTTCTAAAGATGAGATTCTTAAATATGGTATGGGGTATTGTGAAGATGGATTATATGGTGGTAGAGTAATTGTACCATCTTATAATGAGAATGATGAATTAAATTATTTTGTAGCTCGTTCGTTTTATGAAGATGCTACAATGAAATATAAAAATCCACCTGTTAGTAGAGATGTAATTGTATTTGATAATCAAATCAATTGGAACGAACCTATTACATTGGTGGAAGGTGTATTTGATTCATTCTCAGTTAAGAGAAATGTAATTCCAATCTTAGGTAAGTTTTTACCAAAAACATTAAAGAAGAAAATATTTGAAAGAGGCGTTAAGGAAATCACAATCATATTAGATTCGGATGCTGTTAGTGATTCAGTTAAACATTCTGAATACTTTACTAAAAATGGGATAAGTGTTAAAAACATTATTCCAATTGGTAAAGATGCTGGTGATATGGGATTTGATGAGGTTAATGATTTAGTTAAAAACGCAAATATAACGGAATGGGATTCCTTAATCCTATCCAAACTTAATAATTTATGAAAGTAGAAAAAATCTATCACTTAGCGGATTTACATATCCGTAACTTAAAAAGACATAATGAGTACAGAGATGTATTCAATAAGTTTTTAGAAAATGTTAGAAAAGATAATATTGAAAATTCTATTATCTATTTGGCTGGTGATATTGCCCATGCTAAAACTGAAATGAGTCCGGAATTGGTTAGAGAGATTAGTTGGTTTCTAACCGAATGTGCTAATTTAAAAGAAACATTTTTAATTACCGGAAATCACGACTGTAACTTAAATAATAATTATAGATTGGATGTACTTACACCAATCGTAGAAAACTTAAATAATGAAAGAATTCACTATCTTAGAGATACTGGCATCTATCCCTTTAACAATATTACTTTTGTTGTGTATTCGATACTTGACAAAAAAGAGAATTGGCCAAAGGCTGAAGTGGTAGAAGGTGAGAATAAAATTTGTTTATTTCACGGGCCTGTAAATAATGCAGAAACTGATATTGGTTATACTGTATCATCAAATTCATTTACAACTGATATGTTTGAAGGATTTGATATGGTTATGTTAGGTGATATCCATAAAAGACAAACGTTGGGTATTCCTACCATTGCATATGCTGGTTCACTTATCCAACAAAACCACGGAGAATCATTGGATAAGCATGGTTACCTTTTATGGGATGTTGAATCAAGAACATTTGAGGAATTTGATATTGAAAATGATTATGGGTTTTATACATTAGATGTAATTAATGGGGTTGTACCAGCGGTTACGGATATGCCGGCAAAACCTCGTTTGAGAGTTCGTATTTCCAATACTGACCCATCTAAAATTAAAAGAGTATTAACTGATATCAAAAAGAAATACAAAGTTGAAGAATTTACAGTAACTAGAATGGATACATTATCCAAACAAAAGACTGGTAATTATGATGATAAACTTTCTATTGGTAATGTTAGGGATGTTGAATTCCAAAATGAATTGATTAGAGATTATCTAAAAAGACAATACTTCGCTGATGCTGATACGATTGATAAGATTCAACAAATTAATAGAGAATTAAATACTCGATTAGTTGATGAGGAAAGTATTCCTAATATACAATGGATACCAAAGACATTTGAGTTTTCAAATATGTTTTCATATGGACCAAACAACTTAATTCGTTTTGATAACGCTAAGGGAATGGTTGGTGTATTTGCGCCAAACGCAAGTGGTAAATCATCTCTATTTGATGCTATTTCATTTTGTATTTTTGACAAGACAAGTAGAACGTATTTAGCAAAGAACATTCTTAATAATAGAAAAACGGAATTTGACTGTAAACTTAATTTCCAAATCGATGGGATTAATTACTTTATTGAAAGGAAAGCAAAAATAATTAATAAAGGAAAAAACATCAAAGTTGATGTTGACTTTTGGAAAGTTGAAGATGGGTTGGTTACCTCTTTGAATGGAGAGCAAAGGAGGGAAACCAATTCCATCATCCAACAATATATGGGAAGTTATGAGGATTTTGTATTAACTACATTATCACTTCAGGGTAATAACGCACTATTTATTGATAAATCACAAACCGAACGTAAAGAGATTCTTGCTCAGTTTATGGGAGTTGATGTATTTGATAAGTTATACACCATAGCATCGGATGAAAATAGGGATAACGCTTCTCTAATCAGAAAGTTTAAGCAGGATGATTTCACTCAACGATTAGCTGATATAGAAACTAACCTTATTAGTAAGAACAAAGAGTATAGTTTGATAGAAGCTCAACTTAATGAAGCAACTGGAAGTGTGGATACCTACAATCAAAAATTAATTTCTCTCAACGAAAAAATAGTTCCTTTAAAATCGGATACATATTCATTAACTGAATTAGAAAATAAAAAATCGACATTAGGAAATAATTTAATCGACTTGTTGAAACAACAATCTAAAACTAAAGCTGATATCGTTATATTACAATCCGATAGAGATAGGTTATTAGGGGCATTGGAGGGATTTGATGAAGCAGATATAGAAAGTGGTATTGGTAGATTAAAAACTCAAA